ACTTGGGTGTGGAATTGATTTCATATATTTACTCCTTTTTGGATTATTTTTTGGCTTGGTGTATGCACGTCGGGCTGTTTTCCTCACTTGTCCTTTTCGCGTTGAACGAGTACGAGCTTTCGAGGCTTTGTAGGACTTTTCGGAAATTAATTTACCGTCACGGAAATACATCCGGCGGCCATTGGCTCCTTTCCGTGTGTACAGTCCGACAGGCACGCCCATTAATTTATGGGGAGCTACTTAAATGGTGTCAGTGGTTACACTATACATTACTAAATTCGGGCAGTTTGGACAACTGTAACCTATGATCGTATCATCCCATTGATCTATTACCTGGATCATAGATGATTTACATTCTTTGCACTTGATCGTAACTTGTCGCAATACCTGGTCCCTGGCTTTATTCTGATAATTATTCATCTTTAAATCAACTCAAATAGGGAGCTGTCGCTTGGCACTAGGCTTTCAGCTCGTGCCAGGATCATCTACGCCTCGATATCTCGTCTAACATTCTGCAATGATCACAGTCATAGAACTTTCCACAATGACATTTAGCCCTGGAAGCTTCCCAGTCAGTAACAATGATAACAAAAAATTCATTCCAAGAAAGGGGCCTTCGATATGGTTCCTTGTCTGGAGCTCTAAGACTCTGGGGTGAAGCCTGGTCATGGATAAATTCCTTGTAGCTTTCCAGCTTGACCATAACCTCAGGGTGAAGCTTGATCATCTTTCGCTTAAACTTAGTCGGCATTATTCCACCTGGATCTTATGATCCTGATAACATTCGCGACAGTGACCCTCACTGGTCAAGCCAACATTTCCACACTTCAAACATTCCACATCATCATACCTAAATTCTTTACGATACATGAAGACCACAGGGGGGGACACGGTATAAACCACTTAGCTAGATAGAGCTCTAGCTTGTTTTTACGGTTTATTATTACTAGGTACGACGGATTATTCTTCTTCTTCTTCTTCTTCTTCTTCTTGAGTTTATATACAAAACATGATCTAAACGGTTTTTAGAGTCATTACTCCATGTGTTTTGATGCCAAAGAAAATATGCGGAGCGTTATCACCCCCCGATTCATGGATTTTTGGTGCGTTTAGGTGCGTTACTTTTGCAGACCCATGGGTAAGTCTTGCGTCACGGTGGGTTTGCCTTGCGTTTTGGCCGCGTCAGTGATGATGGGTAACAGTTTGCTACCCAACATCTGTATGTACCAGGGTTGCCCATCTAATTCCTTAGTGACATTATGCAAAAGAGCCAGGTTAGATCCTTTTTCCGAGTTTTTCAATTCTTGCGCGGCATTTCCCATTGCTCCTATCCAAAACTTTTGAAAACTCTCGCGAGCTTGAGGGAGCATAAATTCCTCAAAATCAATTAACATCTGTTCCCGAATCTTTTTAGTGATCACATCCAGGGACATAAGCAAAGTTTCGTCACTTTGTTTGGATTTTAGCCAGCTCTCTATTTTTTCTTGAGTTCTTAGCGGAATCCAATAAGTATAAATTAATAAGTAAAGCCCAAAGCTCAAAATCCAGATGGCGGCAAAAGTGGCGTCGGTCATCCAAACAAACCTGTTTCCCTTAAACGTCTCTTTAGGAAATCTTCCCAGCTCTCCCCTGGTTCAGGTTCTTGAATTTCTGTCTCGAAAAACTCTTTAGTATCTTTAATTATATCGCTGACTTTTCCACCAATCCCTAAAAAATCTAAAACATCATCTAAAGTATCTAAAACCTCATCCGCGAATAGATACATAGAAGCTAACGCCACGGGAGCAGGTACATTCAGATCTACAGTAGGTATCGGTTCAGCTATTGCGATCAGTCGGGAAACCGCCCTGGCTCTACTATCTAATTTGTTAAATCCTACCCAGGCTCCAAAAATTAGGATCGGTTGCATTACTGGGATCAATGCCTGGAGGGATCTGGTAAAATCAATATTTTTCATCAGCTCCTCAAAACTATTTTGTTTCTTCATACCCGATACCCCGTTAATATGCACGAAATAGCCCCATTGTTAGCGCTCTCAGTCGCCTGGATCTTAACGGTTGAATTGGGCGGAACTATGAATTCATACATTTTAGGTTGCAGACCAATATTATTAATCAGGACAACGAATTTTTCAACGAATAATGCTGTGCCATCTACATTGATCGTATAGCTTAGAATCTCTCCAGCAGAAATAGAACTCCAGTCAACTCCTAAAGTTACCCTGGTTAAGTAAAATGCGGAGGGGTTCGTATAATCCAGCAGGGTGACAGCAGAAGAGGTGAGACCATAACTTCCACTCCACCCATAGATCTTACCGTCCTGAGCCCTGGAGACTGATTTAGATGCGGCTAGGCTCATTCATAGACTCTACCGACTAATACGACTGAACCGTCCGCCGTAGTACCTGCTCCCCATCTTACCACAACTTGAGTTAATGGGGGAATTAAAATATTAAATCTCATGGGAATTAAAGCTGTAGATGCTTCTTTAGTGTTACTTACTATTATCCCATTAAGAGCAATATCGAAATATAGATCATGTGCAGATGATAGAGTAGTGGTAAAATCAATTGTACTCACAATATAGTGTTTCGCCGATTGAAAATTCAATAGGGTAGTACTTGCACTACCTGATCCCGCATTTTGAATAGATCCACTAAAACCATAAGCATGATTACCAAGTATGGATATACCTGGTTGCGGTCCGAGAAAGGTTGCGATTTGCTTTTTAGCCATCCAAGGTTTACTCGAAGTAAAGCGTTACAGATCCACCGCTAGCGGTTGCAGATCCCCCAGAGGAAAACTGCACTGCTACCTGGAGATCAATGTTGTTAACTCCAGCTAAAGGAAATGCAACAGGAACGGAATTGTAACCGTCAAAGGCTCCAGCGTCTGCTGTGTCCCCAGCCGCACCCCATATGGTGAAATTCTGTTCGGACATATTAGATCCGAGAAGTCTGCAAGCGATCTGTGCGCCTTTTGCATTAAATACATCAAAGGCACAATCTACCCTGCTGATCCTGGTTGATCCCTGGGGGACTTGTATATTTCCCAGATTACTGGAATTCATGTTATCCGTTAAGGAAAAATATTCCTTGTCGGTGGGCGTGGCGTCAAAAGTCCTGGTTATTGTTGTTACCATTTTATATTCTGAAGTAAAGTTTACTTCCTCCGAGTTTTAGTTGTGGAAATTGCTTTCGTGCCACAGCTCCCAATAGAGCTGTAGTTCCAGCAACCACTAATGTCTTTCGCCCTGCGTCGGAACTGATCATATTAATCGCATTTCCGGCCAGGGTATTGAACGCGGTTCCTAATTGACCGTCTGTTATGTCCTTGATGACTCCTTCTGTTGTAACTGCGATAGGAAAACCGTTCTGTCCTGTCATAGTTGTTTTACCTGCATTCAAGTATGCCGCGATCGCGAGTCCGCTCGCCATTCCCGTAATACTTGGGTGTGGAATTGATTTCATATATTTACTCCTTTTTGGATTATTTTTTGGCTTGGTGTATGCACGTCGGGCTGTTT